TGTGGTACTTTTTTCATTAAAGCGCGTTCCCAAGTATTTTTTTCTTTTGCGGTCATTTCTCTTACGAAAACATGACCCCTAGTTAGTTGAACTTTCTCAATTGCTAATTCGTCACGTTGCGAAAATAGCAGCTCTTTTGTCAAAAACACGGATTCGTTACTCATTTCAATTATTTTTATATGATTAATAAAATAGTTATAAAATTAAATAATCTTGATTAGATTAGCCCCTACGCAATCAGATTACGCAGGTGCGGTTGAATTACTACCAGAATTAACGGTAACTTGGCCTGTAACTTTAATAGTTACTTCCATTGTTACTTGGCTGTCTGTTGGGATTGTTAATGGAAATTCTTGAACAAGTCCTTCAAATTCTAAAGATGTTTTATCTGTATCAGGTAAAACAATCTCATAGTTTTGAACATCATTCGATTCAAAATCTGTCAAAAACATATCCAAACCAGCTCTGGTGAAATTCATGGAAAGTACGATTGTTCCTGCATCTCTAAAGCCTGCAATAAACTCACGATACCCACTTGTGGAATCAAGTGAAGTGACATCAATCATTTCACGAGACATTCCGGGGCCTGAGATATTGGTTACTTCTGCAATGCGGTCCCAAGCCGACGCTCCATCCCATTTTTGTATGATGGTTCCTACACCAGCAATAGCATCACTCATAATTTACCTCCTTTGTATGTTAAAGTTAATAATAAAAATAGTCCTTTGATTTTCACGCTCTAAAAAGCCGGGGCCATTCAAGCATTGAATCAAGGTGTATAAGGTGTCACCCCATGTCTCCATTGCCCGACCATGTAGTGAATCCTTAATAGAACTTATGTACGCCCATCCAGTTTCATAATCAGTACATCGTACTTTTATTTGAATAGATGGAAATTCATATTTAGCTAGGTCCATTGTCAGTTGGGGTGAGCCACCTGCAATGTCCATTATTCCTGTGCAATTCGGCAAATCTTCTGGTAATGCACCAATCTCAATTGGAAATGATGTGGTATCAACAGTAATATCTGCCGTTAGTATTTCTCTTATATCTATTGACGGTGCATTCATGTTTTATCGTTTTACCATTACGTTTTGTGCAATTATTAATTTCATCTCCTCTCTGTTTCTTTCAAAGTGAATCTGTAACCACTTTGCGCCTGAGCCGGGGCGTGTCCAATTTAGTGCATCTGTTTTTTCATGCACGTATGGTGCGTAATACGCGGTATACCCTGCGGTAACAATTGGATTCACGCCACCTCTTGCTGGAAATATGTACCAGCTTTGTGCCATTTTATTTGTATCTCGTGGGACTAGCGGACGCGAAGTCTCAGTCTCTCGGTGCAAATGATTTAACGCTTTAGTCATACCTAATAGAGTGCGCCCACGCATAGCATTAATTTCTCTATCAATATTATAAAGCACTTGTTCCAATCCTTCTACGTATGCCATAATTATTATCCTTGGTCGTACAAATACGCTGTTCTTACAAAATCATTATTAGAGCGCACCATTGGTATTTTCTCAAATTGCTGAATGATAAAAGCAGTAGGTATTTCCAATGGATTGTCAATATCCCAACCATTTGCAGTTGCCTCAGTTTGTAAATCAGATAAAGATGAATTACATAAGAATCCACGTCTATCTAAATCTTGGTTTACTAATACAACTGCCTGTGATGAAAATTTATTATGGTCGTAACCTATTTTTAATTCTTGCTTTTCATCCCAACGGCATGATATTTCAACAGGAGAATCAAAGGTTAATCCGCCTGTACCGTTACGTTGAGGATTCCCCCAATACACACAAACCTGAACGGTAAATTTTGATACAACTTTTTCGATTCTTCCCATATCTTATACTCCTGGAACTGCTTTAGTCCAAGCACTTGATTTTTGTTTAACAATAGTAGCTAATGTATTAGATGAATCTAAATTCATTGCCATTTGTCCGTAAGGTGTTGCATTGAATCCTTTTTCCCAAATACCTGCCCATTTAATGTATGCGCCACCAGCACCTTCTTCTTTAGATATTCTATCCTTAGTCAAGGCAATCATGTGTGCAGTTAACCACTTTTCTATTTCAGCTAGGATTTCATCGCTTAACCCAACGGAAAGTAAGGTTTCCGTTACGAATATATTTGAACTTGTCAGATACGGAGTAACTTGTGCTGTCGTCAAGTCGTTATCCATAATATCTAACACCCCTTGTTCTGTTGTTCGAAATGCCATAATTTTTATTTTAATAGTTTAGACATCACATTTACTACATCCTCATTCCATTCAAGCCCACACCAATCAACGACTTCTTTCATTTGTTCAAAATCACCATCACGCATTCGTTCAGGCCAAACAATTCTGTGATTTATTCCTGCCTCTATCATTTGGACTAATCGCTGCTCATTCTGCTTAACCCACCATAACCAACCGTCTCTTTCTGTTTCAGCACCAACAAGCTTTAGATTTTTAACATCTTTAAATTTCTTCATGTAGGCAGTTTCTACAAAAGAATTTATGATATCACCGGTTCTACGTCTAACTATAATCCATTTTGCATCTGGATAAGTAGTATTCCATATCGGCCAGATTTGGATTAAGCCTGAATCTTTATAAACAAACGGCATAGTTGCGGGTAATCTCTGTTCAATTAAACAATTATTTATTTCTGTATCTAAGTTTTTAGCGTAATCCAATGTTTCCAAATTTGGCATATGGCATTCTTCGCTATTAGCTTTTATTATCGAAGCGTTTAAAGCATGAATGGCTTCGTTTTCACGCATTTTATTCACGCGCCCTGCATTTGCCCCGCAAAGTTGAAGAACTCTCGTAATAAGTGTACTTCCGCTTCTCTCAATGCCCGTTACTAATATCAGTTTATCAGATTGCATAATTTAAGTACTGTTTTACCCATTCAACACTATTTGCCGCCTCTCGTATTCTTGGTGTACCATGAAAACAAACAACTTTAGACCCAAGCGGAAATTCTGTTCGCCATTGACGGTTAGGTTTAAACGTTGTTATAATTTCATTAGGAAAAATATCTTGCCAATATAAATCAGATTTAACTACACTCTCAATAAAATTTTGGTCTCCTCTAAATTTAGAAATGTGAGATTTAGTGTCAGATAACCAAGTCGAATACACTTTATCCATATACGCTGTTCTTGGTACCCACATTACGCCGGAAGCTAAATGGGCGGGACGGTAGAAGTCGCGTAACGTAATAAAATGATTTCTTTCATTTTCTGCTGGTAAGATACTAGCGATATTGTCAAGTATCGCTGTGTCTAAATCAATATATAGAAAAGGACGTAAATCCTGTAATTTCTTTCCGAATAAATTCATCTTACTCCACCAACCCGCCCATTCAGGGTGGGGTAATGGGCGTAAGGTTAATCCAACTAAGGATTGTTGTTCAGTTACTAAATCAGTGTAACAATAAATAAAAGGCTTATTTCCACCAATCCAATACTTATTAATATGCGTTACTAATAAATAAACATCCTGAAAATTAAAGTCACCTCCTTTTTTCAGAATTAAAACTATGTTAGTTACTTTATTTTGCATATTTTAATTTGTTAAAAGCATTCCGCTCAGTAATTGCAAATCGCTTTAAATTTAATTTACTTGTTGTGCCTCTCATCGAGGTATCTATTCTAATCCCTTTAAATTCCCATGCATCATTTTTTAAGAAAAGAATATGGTCACCATACCAAATTAAAAAATCTTTGGGTATCTCACTTTTTAAAAATGTTTTCTTTTTAATCAACATAAATACTCCAAATCCATAATTAATGCCGAATTTATTGTCGGTAATTGCTGGTTTAAATTTTATTTCAGATGGCGCGTAGTAATATGGAAAACACGTTTTATTCGGACCAAATACTACGCCGTCTTTTAATATCAAACCTACATTTGTGAGCAAAAATTGTAAATCCCCAGTAATAGTAATATCGTCATTAGCAATAATCAAATTATCATACTTAGCAACATACGCAGCAAATCGCCAAGATGGATTTACATACATGTTCTCACCAGTTCCAATTGTTTTTATTTTTTTCGATTCAAATTCGGTATATAATGTTGCATTATTATTTATAATAAGGATTTCTCCTATGCAATCTATTTGATTATAAACTTTTATCATATTCGCTAATTGCGTAACATGATAATACATTGTTGGGATTATTAACGTGTACTTCATCGTTTAATCCCTGCAAATTGAATGTCCCCTATACTATTTTGATATTCCAGCGTAAACCAACTAAACTGATTAAAGTCAATCGCTTCCTGTATCATTTCTACCGTAATATTTTTGTAATAATCATTTGTTAACGGGCTGTCTTTTGGTGTATTTTGATGCGTCCCGTGTTCTTTTCTGCCGGTAGATGCAGCGGTAAACAGTAATAATCCATTTCTTTTAGTAAGCCTAAACATCGTTTTAAGACTTTCGACATAAGTAGAATCATGTTCCAACATTTCAGAACTAATCACTACATGATACACCTCGTTTAGGTCAGGTAGAAAATCATTTATTTTAGTTACAACATCTACGTTTTTACCATTAACGATATCAATTCCTTTATACTTGCAGTTAGTAAAGAATATTCGGTTATTCCCATTTATGTCTAAACTCCCACAATCCAAAACTAACTTATTCTCAAATAAAGTAGGATGTGTTCGCTTTATTTTTGTTATGAACTGAATAACGTTACTGTGCATTATAATAATTCTTTTATGTGCACTTTAGGAAAATCCTGTATAGCACTGTTCAAACTGGTATTAATAATCTCAATCCCCATTCTATCTGCGTCCGCTTTTATAAATGGGAAACCTTGTAAGTGTTTACTAAATGGTAAATTTTTTAC